TCGAAGAATTTCTCAATGTCCACCTCTACCACCCATGGATAACCCCCCTTGATGTATTCCTCAACTTTCTCTATGGCTTGATGGGCGCTTCGCCCGGGCCTGAACCCAAAACTACAGTCACAAAATTTAGGTTCAAATATCTTATATAAACAGCAGATAATGAGAATTAAAGGCATATGTTACAAAAAATACCGCAACCGTTACTACATTAGTTGTGAGGTAGTTATAATTGATTCAAATTTGACCATAAAAGCAGTGAAATGGAGCTGAAATATTCGAAAATAGTTAGCAGAGAAGAGCGCAAAGCAGAAATGATGCTGTATGGCGAGCTGGGCGACGAACCAAAGCAGATAGACGGGCATTACTTTGCCAACGAACTCAACTGGCTTGGGCGTAATTATGACGTGATTGTGTTGCGTATAAATAGCGGTGGTGGCCGTGTGGCACATGGCTTCTCAATTTTTTCGCAGCTTGTTACCTCCCAGGCTAAAGTAATTGTGCAGGTTGACGGCATTGCAGCCAGCATGGCCGCTATATTTTTAGCAGCCGCCGACGAAGTGCATCTGCTCGACTATTCGCGGGTGATGCTGCACTCACCTTATTATACCGAAAAGGAAGCCAAGAATTTGAGTGATACCGATAAAAAGGTATTGAAACTTTTAAGGTCATCCCTGGTAACCATGCTTTCAAAAAGAGGAATTGAAAAGGATGCAGCAGATAAGCTGCTTACTTCAGAAGATAAATGGTTTACGGCTGAGGAAGCCGTTGAAGCCAAGCTGGCTGATAAAATAATTACAACCGGCAAAAAGAAAGTGCTGGCCAAGCTCGACTATCAGAGCCTTGCCGCGCAAGTGAACGAACTTAGTGTTAAATCAAATAATTCAGAAATGAAACAATTAATTGCAAAGTTTCAGCTGCCCGAAACGGCTGTTGAAGCTGACGTTATGAATGCCGTAAGCAAGCTTGAGCAAGATCATACCACTGCCGTAAAAGCATTGAATGAGCGCAACGAGAAGCTGGTAGCAAAACTGATCGAAATTGGCAAAACAGCCGGAACGATTACCGCTGAAAATGAGGCTAACTTTCAGAAGCTGGCCAATACCGACATCGAGCTGTTTGCTCAGATGATCAACGTGAAAAAAGAAGACCTGGAAATAAGCGGTGCACGCTTAAGCGATTTTATTGAGAAGATGCAAGCCGCTGGTGGTGCACAGGCACAGCAGGAAGAAAAGGACTTTGAGTGGCACGAAAAAAACGATCCACAAGCCCTTGCCAAAATGAAGGCAAAGGATCCTGCCAAGTATCAAAAGCTGAAAGAAGCTGACGATGCAAAGTATCAGTAAAATAATTAAGTAACCTGACAAAAACCAATAAAAATGGCAAAAATTGATTGGCCTTTCGGACCCGCTGATGTAGTTGCTTTGACGGCTACGGGTGCACAGGCAATAAACATCGAAAACAGAATGACCATCATAGATGGCGTTACTGTAGCAGCAACAGGTAACCGCACCCTGAACCTTACAATTGATGAGGAAATCAGCATTGGTGCCATACTCGTTGTGAAATCCAAAACTGCCAGCACCGAAAGAACCATTTTCGGCACTGGAATGAGCGGTGTTACCATTACAGGCGTGGCCGGCAAAACTAAGGTAACCACCTTCGTTTACGACGGCACCAGCTTCGTGGAAGTAGCAACACCCATACAAATCGACTAAGTAATTAACCTCAAAAAATTGAATTGAAATGTCACAAATACAAATGACAAAATATTCACGGGAGTTGCAGAAGCAACTTTTCCCGATGAATGAATTTTACAAAAAGGCCATCAGCGAAAGCGGTTTGACGGTTGACGCTGCCACCTTTGAGATCCCAAACCTTACCGATGTAGATGAAGCGGTATTAGGAGCACCTACAAAGCTTCCATTAGAAATTCAAAAAAGTGACGACACAAAGGTGACCGGCACAATGAAGCTTATTTATGGTAAGCCGATTTTGATTGAAGATGAGGAAGAAATTGTCACGAATTACAACAAGCGTTTGAACAAGCAATTGCAGCAGGCTGGAGCTATCAACACCAAAGCCGGTGATTATGCCGCTTATCAATGGTTGCCTTCATCAACTGGGGATATTGTTGTAACTACCGGCACAGGTCGCGCTTCAAATGTTACCGGATTGACAGGCACCCGCAAGGCAGCCACTAAGGCCGACATCCTGAAAGTAAAGAATAAGCTTATGCTTGCCAATGCCCTCAATGTGCCTGGCGAACTTTATGCACTGGTTACCCCTGATGTATATAACGACTTGCTTGCTATTGCTGAGTTTGTTGACTACGACAAAACAGGCAACACCAGCAAACTTGAGCAGGGTGTTTTGGGCAAAATCTTAGGATTTAATATCATGGTTCGCTCAAAAGCTGGCCATATTGGCGCATTGTACACCGCTGCAAATGCAAAAATCTGGACACCTGCCACAGCAGCCACCGACCGCCCGGTAAGTTTATTCTGGCACTCGGGTATGGTATGCTATGCCGAAAGCTCACCAAAAGCTTATATCAAAGTAGATGATCCTACTATGCTTGGTACTGTAATCAATGCCAAAGTTCGCTTTGGTGCTGAGATTTGCCGCACCGACGAAAAAGGCGTTGTAGCACTTGCAGAAGTAGCTTCCTAACTTGCTTATTTGTGTTAATGATAAGTCTCCGGCCTTAGTGCCGGGGGCTTTTTAAAAAGTTGAAATTAAATGACAAACCCAGTAGATCACGGACGCATCACCAGCCCATTTGGTACACGCATACACCCCATCACAAAAGCACTTACATTTCACAATGGAATTGATATAGCACTTGCAATTGGCAACGATGTGGTGGCACCAGTAGCCGGTAAAATAATTCAGGTGTGGGCACATGCAAGGGGCGGATTATCGCTTGCAATGATCGGGCAGGATGGCCGCAGATATGGTTTTGCACATTTGAGCAAGCAGCTGGTAAAGCAAGGGCAAATGGTGCAGGAAGGCGAAAAGATTGCCGAAACAGGCAACACAGGCGCAAGCACGGGGCCTCATTTGCACTTTACCGTGAAGCAAAATGGCGAATGGATTGATCCACAAACCTTATTCACTTTTTGATATGAATAAATGGACAGATATTTTAATAACTATCCTTACAACAGGAACGCTCATTGCTCCGGCTACATGGCTGGTAAGCAAGCGCAAGCGTAACAACGACTTTTTAACTGACCTGCAAAAGAGTATCAACAGCCTTACCGACAATTATACCGAAACGCTTAATGAGCTTATCCTGGTGAAAAGGCAAAATGCTCAATTGATCCTTCAAGTTGAGCAGTTGCAGCGCGAAGTAGTGCAGCTTAAGGAGGAAAATACACACCTGATTAAGAAGCTAAACGAATTGAAACGACTTTTAAAAACAAAGGATGAAGGCTGCAATTAACATACTTTTCGTTGCTGTTGCAATGCTGTTGCTACACAGTTGCAAGAGTCCTGAAACGGTAATTAAATACGTGCCGCTGCAAAATGACAGCATCGTAATTGAGAAGCCCGTACCGGTACAATTACCAGCCGACAGCGCAAGCATCACAGCCTTGTTTGAATGCGACAGCCTGAACAACGTTGTGCTAAAAGATATTACACAGCTAAAAGGGCGCAACCTTGAGCTGCTGGCCAGTTATGATGCCCTGCGAGGCGAATTGAAAGTGCTGGCCAACCAGCCTGCTGATACGGTGTATTTGCCAGGCAAAGAAACAATCATCAGGCAGCAGATACCGATTGAAGTGGAAAAGCCTGTTTACATCAATGAATTACATAGCTGGCAAAAGTTCCTGATATGGACAGGTGCTATTTGCCTGGCAATTATCATAACGACAATAATTATCAAATTCAAATCACTAATACCTTAAGAACATGGCAAATACAGGAATTGTTAATGGTGGAGATATACTGGTATATATGAATACCGGTACAGCTATATCACCGGTGTGGACAGCGATCGGGCATGCAACCGAGCACAGCATGTCGATTAAAACCGAACTGCGCGATCGTGTTACAAAAGACACCGGAGCATGGCGCAGCCGCAAGGCAGGCATCATGGATGCAACAATCAACATTGGTGCCCTCACCACTTACGACGGCTATGGCTACAACGATCTGCTCGCGCTGTTTAAAACACGCGCATCAGTGTTGGTTAAATATGCCGGCAGGCTTGCAGCAGACGTAACAGCAGGCACCGCCGAAGTGGCCGAAACCAGTGGCGACAAATATGAAGAAGGCAGCTTTATCATCGAAAGCGTTGATCGCACCGATGCTGCTAATACCGACAGCACATTTAGTGTTGCCTTACAATCAGATGGCGAACTGGAAACGAAAACAGTTGGTTCTTAATTTAATTATTTATTAACTCAAATTCAATCATTTATGAAACGATTGCAGTTTTTTTTGGCTTTAATGGCCTTTTTGGTGGGCGGACTTACGACCACCTATGCCGGTGATCCCCCAGCTATTGACACCGGCCAGCACTTTGAAACGCTGACTGATCAGCTGGTAGTTAATATGCCTGTAAATGTTGATCCCGACATTGTTATCTATAGGCCGGTATTTAAAGATACCTATATAGATACAGGTGGTTATTTGCTTGTAACTACTCGAGTAATAGGTTATGAAGCAGATGCAACTATGGTGGTAAGCAACGATGCAGCAATAGGATTAAGTAAGCAGGAGCGATTATGTGACTTAGACACATCTAATTATTCTAAAACTATATATCCGTGTTTGAATAATCATGAGGGGCTGATACGCAAGATGAAGTTTCCGATGCCTGCAAGCCTGGTGCTTAATTCAACTAATAAGATAAAAACAAGGAATTACCGCATTTAGGTTTGCAACAAATATAAATAGTCAGCCGGGCAACCGGCTGGCTATTCCAATAACCTCGAAATAACATAACACAATGAAAGCACAAATAACCGTTCTTTTTCGTAATGCAAAATATCCCTTTTATCGCACCAATCGCGGCATATTCGACACATCAGCAGCTGGATACACGCCTGATATGATGGCACAAGGCCGGCAGGATGCTATGATGGCATTTATCTACTTTCAGCTGAAAGACTGCGCCAAACGGGCAAGTATGCCTTTTGATGCCAGTTTTGATCAGTTTGTAGATGAAACAGACGAAACGATATTTGAAGTGTTTGGCCGCCTGGAAGCTGCAAAGAAGCAAGCTGAAGCCGAAATACCCATATACGTGGGGGAAGCAAAGGAAGGCTAATCAGCTTTGATGAGCAGTTGAGCATAGCTGTAGGGGAGATGGGCATGAGCGTTGAGTCGTTTCTTATGCTCACCCCCGATCAGTTTGCAGATGCTTACGAAGTCTTCCGCAACCGGATCAAAGCTGAAGCAGAGCACAGCGAGCAGCTGGCCTGGAATGTGGCACGATGGCAAGTTTGGCGAACCATGTGCCCGCCACAAGGGAAGAAACAGCTGAGCGTGATGGACCTGCTACCACTGCCCGGCGATGAAGTGATAAAGCAGGAAAAAGCAAAAAAAATAATACCCAGCACAGAAGACCGTTTCAGAAAGCTGGCCGAAAAGTGGAAATAAAATGGCTGACAAAAAGTACACATACATCCTTGATTTTAAAGGCAAAACCGACCAGATGAGCAAACAGGTGGGTGGCCTTAAAGGCATGCTAAAAGGCGCAGCCATAGCGGCAGGCGCTTTGTTTGCTGCTGACAAGATTATGGACGCAGCCAGGGCAGTTGGGGAGTATGCAAAAAAGATGAGCACTGCCAGGGGCGAAGTTGAAAAGCTTATGGGTTTGCAGGGTGCTGCTTTAAATGCTGTTACTGGACAAGC